GCAGCACCACCATTATTCGCATCAGTTCTACCATAATATTTTTCTCCAACACCACCAGCATTGATTGCAGAATAAACTTCCAACCTTCCCATGCCAGATCTAACACCAGCACTTCTGAGATATTTTACAACAGCACCATTGGGCCCAAGTTGGGAATCTAATGCAGTCTGTTCTGTAGAAAAATTTACTCCATATTGTCTGGCTTGCGGTTCTCCAAATTGTATCAGTCCTCTATGCTGCCCCCATTGAGTAGTTGGGCCTTTCTTGCGTGGATCAAAAGTACCACCTGTTTCATATGATATCACTGTTGCTAAATCTGTTGCAGATATACCCAGAGAGGCAGCAGAAGAAATAATACCAGTTTTCAATGTGAATGGCGGGCCTCCTACTGAGTTTTGTCCTTCTGGTAACTTTGGGCCCTTAACCAAGTCTCCAACTGCATATGATGTTTTTTCGTTCCAATCGCTAACATCTAATGTGGGTTTGGGTTGTGTTTTTGCACCAGTTCCCGATGGAGTTGAATATGTAGAACCAGTAATTGGTGCTGAGTTGCCAACAATTGCACTTTGATTTCCACTTGCATCAGGAACAATACCATTACGCTTTAAACGAACTGTGCCGCGCTCTCCACTTGCCATACTGAAATGCATCGTATCTTTTTTAGAGCTCCAGTCACCACCCCAACCCAGACCATATTTCTTAGCAATTGCAGATGTGTTTGATGGCATGTCAGTGATAAATCTATCACTATAAGGATTTTCCGCTGGATTAATATCTATCGACGCACCCGATGCATGATAACTCCACTTACCATTTCCAGCTGCAGATTTTCTATAAACATAACCACCAATACTGTAAATAGTATATCCATTAGGATGATTTGGAGATGGCGTCTTTTCTAATTCATTAATGAAACCTTGAAAATTGTCCTTGAATACTGTGGCCACCCATGCACTCTTACCATTTTTAGTTGTAACTTTAGATATGCGTTTTCTGTTTTCTTCGTCTGAAGATGTTCCAGATTGATCTACATCTTCGCTGTAATGCTTACCATGCCCACCATCATCTGGCCCAGAAGAATCTACGGCGGTTCCAGAAGAACCAGTATCTGGAGGAACGCCCTGAGCAAGTCTGTTAACATCAGTCTCGTTAGTCGTAGATGCGCCCGGCACCCTCTCTTCCGTAGATGGATATGAACCATCATCGGCCCCTGTAGAGGTTTCGTTCGGCCGTCCATATACTGTTCCCCATATGATAGGGTCTTGGCCGGATTGTCCATCTCTAAAGAACCCCATAACCCATGCGCCTGGCAATGCACCAGTCGGAGATTGTCCTACACCAGCAATTGCGGCAGAGGTGATAGGCATTATCGGAGAGGCCCAAGGAAGCTTTACTGTTGGTAATAATGACTTGTCTTCGTTATGAAATCCAAAGATTCTAACTCTAACTCTACCTAACGCTTCGGGATCGTTTACATCTTCCACAATTCCTTGCCACCAAACTAATCCTTCTTTACCACTAAAAAAATCCATTATCTACCGCCTCCACCATAGCCGCCCGGCCCAACAAGTTGCGGAACAGGAGATGGCAAAGCTTCGTTGAATGAATCTTTTACTAATTCTAAATCCATGATATATCTCCCACCCTGTATTCTATGTCTCAATGCAAATATTATATATTTTCCGCTATAATATTCGTCCTTTTTATCTGGATCGGTTGAACTAAACAAGGGAACATTTAATTCAAGACAATCACCAGTAACTAAATCACTATCTCCATACACTGTAATTGTGCATTTAATATTTTCCATCAATTGTTTATAAAACATTCTACTTAAAAATATCTTCTCTTGGTTGTATAGCGGTTTACCAGCAGTTAATTCGACTTCTGGAAGGAGATAATAGGATTCTGGGCGATACTGTCTCCCCTGCCCGCTTACATCTTGGATAGGCCCATCATTCATATACTGATAGTCTGTAGAGTCATCCCAATATGAATGAGTAAAGGTTTTTGCATTTCTTGTAACCATATCTACCGTAGTGAGGTTTCCGACATACATACCCTTTGCAATATTATCTAAAACAGAAAAGTTTGAATTGAAAGAATATGTTATTACTTTTTTGTTTTCCGAATTTGGATCTAAAAAAGCATCAGGAGCTCCAGATCCAGTATTTTTCAAATCTCCTAAAAAGAACTCATTTCTCTTTTCGCCTTGTGCCATAGATTCTATAGATTTCAATTTATAACCTTTTGTTGTTTCAAAAAATACATAGGATGAGCTTTTATATGATTCTGAATATGCTCTGTCACACAGAAAATTTATTGCTCGCATAGGAGTCATATTAGGAATTATAATTCCAGTTTCTTGATCGTATCTATCATCACTTGGTTCAACATCAAATGTCTTAGATGAATTAATTCTTTCAAAACATTTTTGAGCTATTTCAGTAGCACTTCCCTCAAAGTGTTCAGATATTCTGGTTTCAAAATTAGAGATCATGTCTTCAGTAACCAATTCTAAATTATAACTTTGTGCTAAATTTTCATTAGAAACTGATGATATTTTATGTATTACCATATTAAGAGAAATTTGAGTATCGCCGCCGCGTGTTTTAAACTGGATATCGACCTTTTCCTGTCCTATAACTGGCAAATAGTTCATTAAACCAGTATCGTCTAATATAGTAATTCTTGCTGTAATACTAGAGGAAAATAAATCTTCATATATTTGAATAGAAGAAGCAAGCGTTATCACACTTTGTTTAAATCCATTATGAGAAGTTATTTCTAATTTAGATAACTCATAATCTCCTAGTTTAGTAAAATCAGACATTATTTAGAAGCCTCTTCCCAATCTTTCAAAAAATCATTAATCAAATCTGCGCGTAATAGTTTTATTCTTCTATTCTTTTCATTATTATCAAAAGTATTATCCCAAACTGAATACAATTTATATTGTTTCTTTTTTTGTATATCGAGATTTGCATAAGAACTATTTGAAATCTTATGAGTATCGTCAACAGAAATATACCATATTGGAAGTTTTTTTGAAATGTCCAATGCTATTATCTTATCATCCGATGTAAGTTTATCCCAAGAAGTTAAGAAATTATTCTGGTTCTCTTGTATTTCTCTACCATTCCAAATATAAAAATCTCCATCGACCTTAGCAAGTTGTCCAACAGTTCTAGCACTTCTTTGTTGTAGAGAATCCTTATCCAATTCATTATTTTCTTTTTGAGGAATTGCATTTTTTCTCTTCAAATTGAAATATGGAAGAATTTCTGGATTATAAGTTTTCTTTATTGAATTGATGAGCTCTGTTTCTGTTCTTGGCCACTCCAAATATCTATCCTTTATATCATTCACCAACAAAACAATCCAAGACAATTTAGAATCTTTGTAGTAATTGTATGCAATTTTTTCTGGAGTTTCGGTATCACTGACTGTATGGTCGAAAGTAGAAAGCGGATTGCTTTTATATTCTTGCATTACATAAGAATATTTAAAAATATTCTTTACCTCTCTAGATTGTCCGTTAAGGTTTATGTCATATTTTATATTGTTTAATCTATCAAACATATTAATATCCTGCCTTTACATCACTTCTGGTTATCAATTGTACTTCTTGGAAAGTCATACTCAGGTTTACAACCGATGGAGCTCCACTAGATGCAAACATTCCAAACGAACCATTTCCCCCAAATTCAACATCAAAGTCAGTTAATACACATGGTTTTATTTTATTTAAGTGTTTAGATTCTACGCCATCTATCATATATTTTAATTCAAAGTAATTTGGCGGAGTAAAAAAGTTACCAGCGTTTCCAGACAATTCTGGAGACATATTCATTCTAAAAAATTCTATTATGTTGGTAAGTACATCCGATTCTTTTTCTGACTTGGGCATTAAATTATACGCATAAGAAAAACTTCTATATTCTGGGCCCTGATACAAAGTATGTCTATTTGCAGCTGCTGTCGATCTACCTAATGCTTGTGCAGCAAGTGTTGCGGATTCTCCACCGGCACCAAGACTAGCAGTTAGTGCATCTCCTGCGCCTCCAGTAATTCCTTTTATTGTTTTTAATAACCCAGACATTTCTGGTGGATTGTCGGCGTTTCCCTGTTCGAAGATATTTGCAATTCCCGACAGCGCAGTACCATCGTTAGTATTTTGAAAATTTTGTTTTGTTGTATTTTTAATATTTTCTGGAAGAAACAACTGAACAGTACCGACTACTTCCTGTGAAGGTTGGTCATCTCTGGATTTAACTTTTGTATATCCAGCAACTCGCCCCGAATATGCAGTAAACAATAAATGATCTCCGGCGTTTGGGCCAGATTCAATTGGATAGGTGTAACCTGCCATATTAAAAATTCTCCTAAATAGTTAAATATATTTATAAAGGTTTTTTTGATTGAAATGAGAAGATTTACATATAAAGGAAAATACAACCCAAAACACCCACAAAAATATGTAGGCAATGTTAAAAATATTGTTTATCGATCCATGTGGGAAAGAAGGTTTATGAAATACTGTGACGATAATCCAGAAGTCCTTGTTTGGTCAAGTGAAGAGCTCGTAATACCCTATTTATCTCCAATCGATAGAAAGATGCACAGATATTATCCAGATTTTTTGATAAAGGTGAAAAGAAACGATTCAACACAGACAGTTGTAGTAGAAGTGAAACCAAAAAGAGAAACCAAACCACCAAAAAAGAAACAAAAAATTACACCTAGATATTTAAGTGAAATGAAAACATGGTCAGTAAATGAAGCAAAATGGAAAGCTGCAAATGAATTTTGTAAAGACAGAAGATGGGAATTTAAAATTATGACAGAAGATCAGTTAGGAAGATAATATGGCAAACTTCGCACCACTCTTAGCAAGACTTGCACAAAGAGGAATACAACCAAATACCAATGCAGCCAGAGAATGGTTTAGAAAAAAGGTAAGAGAAACTAGAATTAGTAGAAATGCGCTTCTATCAGATTCTGATAGAAAGGCTGGCGGACTACAAGTTGGACACATGTATTGTTACAACTACGATCCGAAATTTGCAAAAAAACTACCATACTATGATGAGTTTCCTCTCATATTTGTGATAGAAAGAACATCTAAAGGATTTGTAGGAATTAATTTGCATTATGTATCTCCAAGAAATAGAATTGCAATTATGAACGCATTAGATAAGACAGTCCAAGGCAGAAACTATGATGAGAAAACAAAATTGGCAATTTCTTATAATATCCTAAAAGGTTTGTCTAAATATAACATGATAAAACCATGTGTAAAAAAATATCTATATGGACATGTTAAAGGTAATTTTGTGAAGATAGATGCAAACGAATGGGATGTTGCATTATTTTTACCAGTACAAAAATTTAGAAAAGCAGCTGCGTCCAAAGTTTGGTCAGATTCTGCAAGAAGATAGGATTAAAATGGGAAGTATAACTGATTTTGTTTCCGAAATTAATAGCACTGGATTTTCCAGAGCAAATCGCTATGAAATGATGTTCATAGTGCCAACTGCAGTAAATGGTTTGTCGCCTGGCCTAAGCAGATCTCTAACATATAGAATAGCATCTGTCAACATACCAAGTAAATCAATTGCAACTACAGAAACCAAAGTATATGGCCCAGTAAGACAGGCCCCATATTCTACGACATATGACCAATTAACTTTTAGCATGTATCTCAGTAAAGATTTGCGCGAGAGAAAATCTATGGAAAACTGGATGCATTATATTGTGGATTATGATAATCATAAAATAAGATATTTAAATGAATATAAGGGATCAATATATTTGTCAGTTTTTGATGAACAGGATAATAGAACAGCATACTACCATTTCATGGAGGCATTTCCACTATCGATTGGAGAGGTTGCGTTAGCATACGCAAACGAAGATGTAGCACAATGTCAGATAACAATGTCATATAGAAAATATATAGAAACCGACTCAAAACAGTGGCAGGCTGCTAATGGAAGCTATTATTAAGAGATAAATAAACAGAAGTATTATAATATTAATTTATGAGGAATAATTATGTTACCAAGAATTGATACACCCACGTATGAATTGACATTACCATCAACTAAGAAGAAACTAAAATTCAGACCATTCTTAGTAAAAGAAGAAAAGATTCTTCTGATGGCACAAGAAGGAGATACATCAGAAGAAAAAATTGATGCTGTTAAACAGATTATAAGAAATTGTATTTTACAAGACATCGATGTAGATAGATTATCAACATTTGATATCGAATATATTTTCATTCAATTGAGATCAAAATCAGTTGGAAATATTATACAGCTAAACTATAAAAGAGAAAATTGTGCAGATAAGGAAGATGGGGCAGGGGATTGTCAAATACCTTTTCTTTTAAACTTAGACGATACTAAGATTGAAAATATGACACAAGAACACTCAAACGAAATAGTTTTAACAGATGATATTTCAATTTTAATGAAATATCCAGATTTTTCTTTGATGAATCAATTGGTGGATGCAGAATCATATGATGATTTAGTTGAATTGATTGCTAATTGTATAGAGTTCATAAAAGACTCTGACGAAATGCATAATGTATCTGACTATACCAGTCAAGATGTGAAAGATTTTATTGAGAATTTGACACAGAATCAATTTGAGAAAATTAATGAATTTTTTGAAAACATGCCAGAAACAACTTGTGATGTAAATATCACCTGTTCAAAGTGTGGCTTTAAAAAAGAAATGAAAGTGAGGGGTATTTCCGATTTTTTTTCCTAAGCTTAAATCATGAATCCCTGGCGTCTTTGTATAGGAATAATTTTGCGTTAATGCACCACCATAAATATAGTTTAACTGAGTTGAATGATATGATTCCTTGGGAAAGAGAAGTATATCTTAATTTATTGATTGGTTATTTAGAAGAAGAAAAAAGAAGAAAAGAACAACTTAAAAATCAATAAGGAACTATAACATGACCAAAACACTCGAAACAGACAGCGTATTAAATAATGCAGATGCGAATGGAGATAATGTTATAAGCAATGATGAATTGGCGAGACACGAAAGAATGTTGAAAATTGAAAATGAAGATAAAAAAGAAGATCAAATTAGATCCATGGCATGGTTTGCATTGGCAGGCATGTTGTTATATCCGTTTGCGGTAGTAATTGCAGATTTTGTTGAATTAGATAATGCAGCAAAAATATTAGGTGATATGGCACCAACATATTTTGTGTCAGTTGCAGCACTAGTTGCAGCATTCTTTGGCGCACAAGCATATACTAAAGGCAAATAAATGGCAGATCTTGCACCAGTAACAGAAAAACTGATAAAACAAAATCAAGAAGAACTAGCAAAGTCTGTAAAGAATGCAAGCGCATCATTGCAGTCTGCTGGTGCAAGACAGGCTCTCACAGAAATTGCTTCTATTTTTGAAGAACAATCTGGAGTGTCAGTAAAAGAATTTAAACAGAGTAGGGATAAAATCACTGCACTATCATCATCTTTAGATGAAATGGATACTGTATCAAATACTGAAAGAAAGATACTTGAAGATATTCTAAAAAGTTCTCAG